GCGAAGCGGGTGCACCTGGAGCTGAGCCCCGAGCAGGCGGCGTGGCTGTCCTGGCGACTGAGCCGTGACGTCGACGAGGACGGTCGGGGGATGCACACCCTGGTCGAGGCGGCGGTGCAGGAGGCAGGGCTATGATCGACGAGGTCGACTACAGCAAGGTGGAGCGGCGCGTCCTGGCGATGATGCTGCCCCACCAGGCCGGCAAGACCGTGCTGGCCCAGATGCGGGCCCTGGAGCGGGACGCCTACCGGGCGATGCACGTCCCCGTCGAACAGCTCGGCGAGGACAGAGGGCCGTTGACGGGGCAGGAGCTCCGTGCTATCATGGAGACACCGCCGGACATGTCCCACGTGGACAGGACGGCATCACCCACCGGCCGGTTCGACCGCGCTGCCATCAGGAGGTACACCAAGTGACCAGCGAGACCTACGAGAACACCAAGACCGGCGAGCGCAAGACGTTCGCCACCCAGACGGAAGCGGCGTCGTTCCTCCGCAACCGCGACGTGACCGAGTGGCTCCTGGTGCCCAGGCTGCAGCTCGACGTCGACCGCCTGGTGGAGGAGAACCACCGCCTGCACGTCGAGGTCAGCCGGGCGACGCGCTCCGAGGAGGCAGCACGGGGCCGGGTCGTGTCGCTCGACCAGGAACGGCAGCGCCTCCAGGAGAAGGGCCAGAAGATGTACGACCTCATCTCATACGCGGACCTCGAGGCGGACGTGCTGCTGGCGTTCATCCTCGGCGAAGATCGGCCGGGCCAATGAGCTGGGCGCGCGACAAGCTGGAGCTGGCCACCACCTACACGGCCAAGGGCCTGGGCTTCGGCCTGGGCGTTACCGTCGTCATGGAGCTGTTCGACCTGAGGGTCGTGCTGTTGCTCCAGAGCGGGGTGGGCCAATGATCCTCATCATGAACGGGCAGATGCTCGCAATCGGCAACGCCACGCCCACCACGGCGCGGATACTGGTCATGCAGATGCAGGCTGCGAAGAAGGCATCTGGGCTATGACCCGCATCAACTGCGTGCCCGTAACGGAGCTGCACGACCGGCACCTGGTCGCCGAGTACCGGGAGCTCCCCCGGTGCTTCGCCCTGATGTACGCCGCCCAGCAGCGCGGCGAGGCGGTCAGAGACAAGCGCAACCCGACCGAGTACGTCCTCGGCACCGGGCACGTGCGGTTCTTCTACGACAAGGGCCTGTTCCTCCTGACGAGGCAGCGCGAGCTGGTGGCCGAGATGCTCCGGCGCGGCTTCAACCCGCAGCACCGCGACCCCGGGGCCTTCATGCCGATCGACATGGACCCCTGGCGCATGATGGACTGGACGCCCGACCAGCACGCCCTGGCCCTGAACCGGTCCCGCATCGCCGAGCGGATCGATGGCATGCAGGCCAGCGCTTCTGCGGCATAAGGACCTGGCATGCAAGCAACCCTATAGGAGAACCCCATATGGGCCTGGTACCCACCCAAGACACGGCCTACGAGCCGCACGACGAGGTGACGCTCGTCGCGCCTGAGGCCTTCCACATCCGCCTCGTCTACGAGGACTGGACTGGCGCGCAGCAGGAGCGGACCTTCGGTCGCGGCACCTGGCCCTGCAAGACGACGAAGCTGCTCGGCTACCGCACGATGGACCCCCAGGACTCGGCTGGCTGGAGCGCCGTGCAGGACCTGGCAGACCTGGGCCACTCGGCCGAGTTCTCGGTCGGCAAGTCCCTCGAGCAGACCTTCCCCACCCAGATGCGGCGCGCACGCTGATGGGACCGATCCTGCCGCTCGTGCCAGGTCCGACCAACCGCAAGCGGGGCCAGCGTCGGGCCCTGACGTTCCTTGGAGCCATGCTGCTCTCGACAGCTCTGGGTGCACCGGAGCTGGGCGTCCTGACCGGCCTCATGCTGCTGCTCGACGATCTGATCGACGCACGGCCTTAGGACACTCCCCCGGGCTGCCGTACGGTGGCCCAGGGCTCTCGACGGCTTACCTCCAGGCAGTCGACGCGCTATGGTCCGAGACGAACCGTACGGACCCCCAGGAGGATCACACCATGCAAGCACGTGACGCGCAGCTCCTGCTGCAGAAGGCCAACTACTACGACGGAGCCATCGACAACGACCCGGGCCCCAAGACAATGCGGGCGGTCGAGGTCGTCGGCGACAACCGTGGAGGCTGGCCTACCGCCTGGGGGCAGAAGCGCCGGATGATCGCGGCAGGCCAGGCAATCCTCGACGCCATGGGCTTCGAGCCTGGCACGGTCGACGGCTTGGCGGGGTACAACACGGAGCAGGCGCTGACCGCCTTCTATGAGACCCAGGCCGGACGCAAGCCCACCTTCGAACGGCCCAAGCCGAGCGCGCCGACGTCGAGCGCGGACTGGCCCGTCAACAACACCTCCGCCTTGACCCGGTTCTACGGCAAGCCCGGATCGTCCGCAGCCACCCAGGGCAAGGTGCGCCTGCCGATCGCGTTCCCGATCGCCTGGGACGGCACCCAGCACATCAACTCCTACAGCTGCCACGCCAAGGTCGAGGACGAAATGACCCTCATCTGGCAGCGGGCGGTCAACCACTACGGCGAGACCGAGTTCCGGCGCCTGAGGCTTGACCAGTACGGCGGCTGCTTCAACGACCGGTCCATGCGGGGCGGCTCGCGCAAGTCGACGCACGCCTGGGGCATTGCCTACGACGTCGACCCGATCAAGAACCAGCTGCGGTGGGGACGCGACAGGGCCCTCCTGGCACGGGCCGACTACGTGCCATTCTGGAACATCGTCGAGGGCGTCGGTGCGACGTCCCTGGGGCGTGCGGCAAACTATGACTGGATGCACTTCCAGTTCGCTGACCAGACCTGAGGCCAACACACTGGCTTACGGCGCCTGCATTCGGTGACATGCTGGCGCCATGACACAGGATGCCAACATACCCGCCGAAGACCGTCTCCGAGAGGCCCGCAAGCAGCAGGCCATCGGGGGCATGGCTCGTCACGGCACCCAGCGGATGGCCGCAAAGGCTGCCGGGGTGTGCCGCTCCACGATCCAGAACTGGCTCGGCGAGGACGAGGACTTCCGCAAGGCCATGTTCGACGCCAAGGAGGATCACGTCGACACAGCCCTCGAGGCCATCTACGAGCGCGGCGTGGTCGGCGACGAGCAGCTGGTGTTCCACCAGGGCGAGCCGATCGCCAAGCGCGACCCGGACACCGGGGAGAAGATGCTCGACGACGACTTCGAGGTGATCTACTGGACCCGCACAGTCAAGTCCGACCAGCTGCTCCTGGCCTTCGCCAAGGCGCACCGCCAGGAGTACCGTGACAAGGGCGAGCTGGCCCTGACTGGACCCGACGGCGGGCCGATACAGCAGGACACCAACGTGACCGTGACGCTCGTGCGTCCAGAGCCCGTCGACTTCGAGAAGAAGGAGGCGGAGTTCCTCGCACGGCAGGAGGCCGAGGCCGCTGCCTTCGAGGAGAGCCAGTCCGAGGAGGGCTAACGATTGCCGGCCCTTTCAATCCCTGAAGCGTTCGAAGGACTACTTGACCCGGCCCGCCACAAGGCCTTCCACGGCGGGCGCGGCGGGGCCAAGTCGCACTCCATGGCCGACGTCCTGGTCGCCAGGGGCTACGAGCGCAAGGACTTCCGGTGGCTGTTCGCTCGCGAGATACAGAACTCCCTCAACGCGTCCGTGAAGCAGCTGCTCGAGGACAAGATCAAGGCCCAGGGCCTGGGTCCGCGTGAGGACGGTGGCAACGGGTACTATCGCATCACCGACCGCAGCATCACCGGAGGAGACGGGCGCACCGAGTTCCTGTTCGCCGGTCTGCGCTCGAACCCGGACAGCGTGAAGTCGATGGAAGGCCTGGACGGGGCCTGGGTCGAGGAGGCCAACAAGGTCTCGCAGCGTTCCGTCGGTCTGCTCACGCCCACCGTCCGGAAGCCAGGCTCCGAGCTCTGGTGGTCCTGGAACCGCACCAACATCAAGGACCCCGTGGACAACATGTTCCTCGGCGGCAAGGCCCCACCGCGCTCGCTGATCCGCAAGGTCGGCTGGCGCGAGAACCCGTGGTTCCCGGACGTCCTGTTTGAGGAACTGCTCTGGGACAAGGCGCGCGACCGGGACAAGTACCTCCACGTCTGGGAGGGCGAGCCGGTCACCATGTCCGAGGCGCGGGTGTTCAAGAACTGGCGCACTGAGGACATCGACCACCTGGTGCCGAGTGGCTGCGTCGCCCGCCTGGGCGCAGACTGGGGCTTCGCGAACGACCCGACCGTCCTGGTCGCCGTCTACGTCTTCGGGCGGACGATGTACATCCGCAAGGAGAACTGGAAGCTCAAGCTCGAGATTGACAACACGCCCTCCTTCTGGGCCGGCAACGACTACCGCGAGGACGATCCTAGGTGGGCCAACCCGATGGGCTTCCTGGGCATGCGCGACCCGTTCGGCAACGGCGCTCCGCTGGCCTACAACAACCGGGTCGTGGCGGACAGCGCGCGCCCCGAGATTATCTCCTACATGAACAAGCGGGGCTTCAATGCCGTGTCCTCGAAGAAGGGCCCGAACTCGATCGTCGAGGGCGTCGAGTTCATCAAGTCCTTCGACGTCGTGATCCACCCCGAGTGCCAGCACGTGATCGACGAGTTCACCCACTACAGCTACGAGGTCGACCCGATCACAGACGAGGTCCTGCCGAAGCTGAAGGACAAGAAGAACCACACGATCGACAGCGTGCGCTATGCCCTGGAGGGCGTCCGTCGGGCGACCAGTGGGCGCATCGGAATGTCCGCGCCCGAGGTGATCGCCCTCGAGGACTAGTCTCCCCTCGTCAGCAGGAGCATGTAGTGCGCGAAAGTCATTCGGGTCTGATGGACACGGATGGCCTCCATCATCTCCACGTGCGTCTCGTCGTACGGCCCCCTCTTGCGCCACTTGACCCGCTCGACCTGGGGCGGCAGCGTGTGGTCTACCACAACGTGCTCCCCGTCAGGCTCGCTCGTCTCGTCGAAGGTCACGGCCTCGATGCCGTCGACCTCCACCGTGCCAAGCACCTCAGGGTAGTCCGGGTAGAAGAAGCCCTGGACCTGGGCGTGGTACGGCTCCATCTCACGCTCCGCACGGCACCAGAGAACTGGGTCGAACTGTATCGGCGCCGGTTCGGCTTGTGCCTGTGCTGCCACGGTCGCCGAGAGCAGTTCCAGCTGCTCCGCGGCCTCGATCGTGAGCGGGACGCCGACCTCCCTGAGGCGGTCGACGAGTGGCGGTTGCTCGTAGCTCACAGCTCCAGCCTCCCGTCGCTCTCAGCGGTGTCCCACGCGATGAAGTGGTAGGTCCCGTGCTCCTTCACCATGCGGAGGTTGAGGCCGTGGTTGCGGGCGTTCTCCACGACGGCGAACGACCGCTCACGCCACAGGGCGGGGTTACGTTGTATCCACGCCTCCTCGAACGAGGTGACGGTCTTAACGGTCTTCGCTGCCCGTTCCAGGCGTGCCGCCTGCAGGTCGCGGACGACCTGGTTCTGGGTCTGTGTCATGTCTTCTCTCCTCTACGCTCGAGCTCGGCACGGCTGGCCGCCCGTAGCTTGCTGATTGCCTCGTTGTCGCGGTCTGACCACTTGCCCGCCGCCTCGTCGTACTCCGCAAGCTTGGCGCGGAGCTGGTCGGGGGTGGCCGCAGCCACCCACCTTTGTACCATGTCGCCCATCAGTCCATGCGCGACCCCACGGTTGTGGTCACGCCCCCTTCCTCGAGGACGGCCGCGAAGGCGTGAGCCGCCGCACGGAAGGTCTCCATGCGCTGCGTCGTGTTGAGGCCAGGGCACCACCACGTCCACCCCTTCGGGTAGCCCTTGTTGCCGTAGCGCGCGCTGGTCGCCTCGGGGTCGCCCTCGTCGAGCGCCTCGCGGCAGTGGCGCACGAGGGGCTCCGTGCCGCTGACGGTCACCCACGCAAAGCCGCATGGGAACCACGTGGTCGCCTCTGCCTCGGCCTTGACGGCAGCCTCGAGGGCTGCCGTGTGGGCCTTGTCAATGAGGGCCTCAAACGCGAGGTCGCGTGTGTCGCTGCTCATGCCCACTTCTCCATGTTGCCGACGAGGCACTCTGCCACGTCGCTTGCCTCGGTGGTGCGCCACGGTGCGCCCCACACGTCGACGTAGTGGATGCCGCCCGTGCTGTCGTTGTGGCTGAACTTGGCGTCCACGACGCGGTAGTCGCCGGACTGGGCGAGCAGGTCGCCGTCGTGGTCGGTGACGATGCGGGTCGGGAGGGCGCGGTCGAACTTTGCGATTGCGAGCTTCATGGTCTTGTCTCCGCTGGTTGGTTGGCGTCAATAGAGATAGGATACGCCAGGACGGAGGGGATGTAAACGCCCCTCATGCAGTTTTCCCGTAAAAACTTCAACGGTCCCGGAACCAGCATCTGCGCGCTATGCTGCGAGGCAACTGTGACCCACTGAAACCCATGAAAGGAGCGGCTCATGGCGAAGCCCCTTGACGCCTTCGGGTCCTTCTTCCGCCGCAAGAAGGCCTCTCCGACGGAGACGGTCGGCGCGCCTGGCACGGCAGTCTACGGCGGCTACCTGCAGGTCGAGGAGAAGAACCCCAACCTGGCGAACCCTGACGAGCGCTACAAGACGTTCTCCGAGATACTGGCGAACACCAGCATCGTCGCAGCGGGCACCCGCTACTTCCTGAACCTGGTCGCAAAGGCCGAGTGGCAGTTCGTGCCGTCCGAGGACGACACCGAGGGCGAGTGGGCGAAGCTGGCCGAGGAGCTGCTCACCAAGGACCCCAAGACGCCCTGGCACCGCGTCGTCCGTCGGGCCGCTATGTACCGGTTCTACGGCTTCAGCATCCAGGAGTGGACGGCCCGGCGCCGCGACGACGGCAAGTTCACCTTCGCTGACATCTCCCCGCGCGCCCAGTCGACCATCACCAAGTGGGACCTGCTCGACGACGGCGACGTCCAGGGCGTGGTGCAGACCAGCCCGCAGAACAACCAGGACCTCTACCTGCCCCGGCAGAAGCTCCTTTACATCGTCGACGACACCCTGTCCGACAGCCCGGAGGGCCTCGGTCTGTTCCGTCACCTGGTAGCGCCGTCCGCGCGCCT